TTAAGTGGAATCCATATAACAAGGCTGTCCAATGCCATAAATGCGGACAAGTGTTTGTACCAAAGAAGAATGTAATTAACCTTGGACCACACCCAAGACCTTCTAATTGTAATAAAGGAAAGGTAGGAATTGGATCGTGATATACGCATTTTTCACACTAATAGGATTTGTAATAGGTTGTGGAGTAACCTTTGTTCTTTCAAATTGGGAAAGAGAGCAGAGAGAGGATGGAGGGTTTGATGAAAGGAATTAAACAAATAAACAAAGAGTTTGAGTCAATTCCCAAAAATGCTGGCCAAGTTTTAGTTAAAATTTATTACGAGGAAGAATGAAGAATCTGTATGCCGAACTAGCTGAATATGTAGGTAGAGACTTAACGCTAGTAGAGGCAAGGTGCAAGATTTCAAATATTGAGCAGGCTTGGAGGTGGAACGAGAGAAAGGAATGGACGAAAGATCCTCTCAAGGGATACCGGGAAGATAGTCTTTATATCTTTGATCTGACTCACTACCAAATGAGACTGCAAGAAAACCACGTTCACGATTGGCTTCGGAAAATGATAAGAGAATACGGCTGGAAAGTTGGGCTAGAATATGGTGGTGGAATAGGAGAGTGGACGATTGTGGCAATGGAGGAGGGTGCAGACATGACCTTTTTGGATGTAAAAGACAGCAAAACATTAGAGTATGCTTTGTGGAGATTTGATAGGCACAATGTTAATCCTAAAATAGTTTTTGAAGATTACAAGGTTGAGAAAGACTTTGACTTTATTATAGCAATGGATGTTTTTGAGCACATAGCTAACCCGGAACCAATAATTGAAGCAATAGCAAAACACACAAAGTTTTTGTTTGCTAATCCGCATGAGGTCAGGTTTAACTGGCTTTATCCGCAACACATTAGCAAATACACACTAGAACCATATTTTGAGAAAGTTGAAGGTTATCTATGGAAAAGAACCGATGAATGAAATTACCGCAAAACAAGGTAAGGAGGCCTTTGATACTCATCAAGATATTCTGACCTTAAAAAAGCAAATGGGGATAGCTTTTGTAGAGCTTGGGAGGCTCTTAAAACAAGTAAGGGATGAAGAACATTATCTGGCTTTAGGATATGATAATTTTACATCTTATGTTATCAATTCAGAGCTTGGTTTTAAGCGTAGAACAGCCTATTACTATATTGAAATTTATGAATGGTTTATCGAGAAACTTGGATACGAAATGCAAGTCGTTGCACAGATTGGTTACGACAAGTTAACTAAATTACTGCCAGTTATAAAAAAGGAATCTCAGAAATTACCATACCCGGAGTTGAAAGAAAGAGCAGAGCAATTAGTGGTAGAGATTCAAGAGTTGCGACCAGTTGATTTTAAAAAGAAACAAGAAGATGGGAAGAAACAAGAAGGCTTTGAAGATTTTCTACCACCACCAGAATATTTTAGATGCCAAAATTGTGGGAAGTGGAAAATAATTGTGCCGATTGAAGATTGTTGTTTGGATTGGTTGAAGGTGATGAAGAAAAAACTGGCGAAGAAATTTTTAGGATTGACAAAGAAAAACTAATAACTTAAAATAAGATTATGTTTGATACAAATAATAAGCACCTACTAAACAAAAACGCCATTAAGTTAGTGCTTAAAAGCCTACCTGGATCAATAGATATGGATGCGGTGGCAGGATATTACACCCCTTACGATGTTGAGTGGGAAAACATGAAGATTATAGTTCGGATAGCTCGTCCTTCAAAAAAGTCTGACCAGAAAAGAGCCAAGTGGTTTTATTCCTTGCGGGAAAAAGATCATCAAGTAGCTGATTATTTCATTCTCTTTGCGATAACCGGTAAAGATGTCGGTGCAGTATATGTTCTACCAAAGATTGTCGTACCTTCCGTTTACATCACGATCACTAGAATTAATGGCAATATCAGATATGATTACTTTAGAACAGACCCTGGTAATATAGCTAAAAAACTTTATGAAGTTCAGAGAAATTTACCAAAGTTAGTTTTGCTTCACCGAGAAGCAAAAGTTTTGAAAGGAAGCGAATAATGGGTGGTGACAACACACGAGCTCAAAATGGCGTTTACGAAATGTCCGTCCATGAGATTATGTATGGCATTCCAGAAATAGAAGCTTTGTTTTTAGCTGATGCCCTGCTTTTTGCTGTTTATGGCTGGAATCCCGATAAGGTAAGGAAGATGAAGCTATCAAGCATCAGGCGTTGGGTAGGCTACGCTAAAAAGAGGATAAAATGGGAAGATGCCTATAAATTAAGGAAGTTATTAAAAGGAAAGGAAATATCATGGTGGAGGAAAGCCTTAAAGATAAAGTCCTAGTTTGCAAGGATTGCAAGCAAAGATTTCTTTTTACAATAAAAGAGCAAGAGCTATACGGACAAAAGGATTGGAAAGATCCAGTCAGGTGTAGGGTTTGTAGGAGGATGAAGAAGATTTTAGAACTTGCCTTGAAAGACGGTGTTCCTGTTGGTGATGAGATTAAGTTTTCGGAAGTATGCGATAAGTGCGGTAGGAAATTTTATACTAAAGTTAAAAGAAGATCAGGAGTCAATCTCTATTGTGATGACTGCTGGGTAGAAATTAAACATGGTGAGATTAAAGATAGGAAAAAAAACACGGGATTGGATTAACGCCAAGCCTAAGCTCATTAAAACATATGAAAAGAAGGGCATTACAAGCTGTGAGAACTGTAATGGCAAGTTTGCCTTATCATTTCATCACAGACCGAGTAGAGCCAGCCAGAGGGCGGTTCACGACTTTAAACATACGAGATTGTTATGCTGGGAGTGCCATCCATTCTTTGAACAGAATGAGGAAGCCGATAAAAAACTATTTGCCAAGCCCAGAGGATATAATCTAAAAAACAAAATTATGACAAGGAGAGAAAAGAAATCAAAAAAAGCAGATTGGCAAAGACCGCACAAGTGCGTTCATTGCAAGACAATTACATCAATGATTATCTGCCATAATTGTAATAAAGTATCTATGAAAGGAGAATATTAAAAAATGTCATTTTCAAATATGCCAAACAAAATTGCTTGGGAGATATTGCATGGTAAAGATTTAGTCATGCAGTTAAAAATACCAAACAAAACTGTTGTGCAGTTTTCTCCACAGGTGATACTTTTGCAAAAACAATTAGATCTCGTCATGGAAAGATTTAACAATAGGATTCAAGATTTACGAACTGAAAAAGAAAAAACACATGACAAGGCATTGACAACTGACGAAAATAGATCAGCCATACTAAATGCAAAACGAAAACGAGAAAAAAAGAAGGGAGGTGGAACTTCATTATGAAAACTAGAAAAGAAATTCTAGCACTTCATCACGATTCAGCATTAGGAAAATCTCTAGAAGAAGAAATAAATCTAAAGTCTTTACAGGAAAGACAAAAGAGTTTAAAGCCGGGAGAAGAATATGACAAACTAAAAGAGGCGATCAAGGCCAAGGAAGAAAATATTAAAAGGATAGCTATTGTTTTAAAGATTGTTGAAGATATGACTGGAGAGGAGAAATAAAAATGTCAGAAGAAAGACATAACTTAACCAAGTCCGAAAGCGATAGGTTGAATAGGCTTTTGTCGGTGGCTCAAATGCAACAAGAGATATTTGACTCTGTAACGCAGAGCTACAAGATTTATATACTTGATATTTTTAAGCGACTGGGAGTGGAGGAATCTTTGTTCAAGCACTCAAAGGTTGATCTTAACAATGGTGAGTTGATTATTACCACGCCAGATGAGCCAAAAAAGGTTCAGGCGACCGGAAAGGAAAAAAATGGAAATTGATGGATTAGACGAAAAACAAAAACCAGAGATAGAGGAACTTGGCACTTTTAAGCTTAAAGATAGAGCTGAGAGAAGAGCTGTTGAAATTGACTTCGGCAAGGTAAAAAGGTCTCTAAGCGAGGCAAAGTGTCTATACATTGCTAAGATTAGAGGGAAGAACAACCTTATCAAAGTTTCTATCCATTGGAAGCCAACAGAGAAAGATGCAAAAAAGAACTAAGTATTTTTCCAGAGCGACTGTCTGTGAGCAAGGACACAAGCACCAAAGCAAAAAGGAAGCCCACAGGTGCGATGAACTAACAATAATTGAGGGGTTGGGGACGATAAAGTGGTTAAAGCAACAGCCGATATTCATTCTTCAACCGAAGTTTAGATATAAGGGAAAGGGTATTCGGGCAATTACCTATCAGGCTGATTTTAGCTATTATGATACAGAATCTAGGAAATTTACAGTAGAAGATTCAAAAGGTTACAAAACCGAGAAGTATCAGATTAAGAAAAAGTTATTAATATTTAAAATGAGAGACAGAGAAGATTTCCTGTTTCTGGAAACATAAACATGAACAAAGAACGCATAATACCATTTGAAGAAAAAATTGCTCTTGGTTTTCCAAGGGGATCAGATACCGGATTTCATTTTGAAACTGTCGAATCTGTTTTCAAAATGATGGGTAAAAGTCCTTGTAATTACAGGATGATTTCTGTTGCAAGAGTTCACCATATGGCGAGGAACGAAATTATATCTGAGTTTTTGAAGTCGGATATGAACTATCTCTTGTTCATAGATTCGGACATGATCTGGGAGTCAAACAGTTTAGAGATTGCTTACCAATTGATACAACATCAAATGGTTGATATAGTAACCGGGATTTACTACATGAAAGGGAGACCGCACTTGCCGGTTATTAAGAAATTGGATTTGCAGTCTGGTTGTTGGAATAACTTTATGGATTGGGGAAACGAACCCTTTGAGGTTGATGGTGCTGGTTTAGGCTTTATGCTTATTCCGAGATATGTTCTTGAGAAGATGAAACAGCCAATGTGTACATGGGATGGCGGATTTTCTGAGGACTTAAATTTCTGTTTAAAAGCCAAGTTGCATCATGGTTTTAGAATTTGGGCACACCCTCATATTAAGTTGGGACATATTGCTTCAAAAGTCGTTACTAGTTTTGATTGGGTTCAAGAACACAAACCTAGCGTAGAATCTTATATGCGTGAAAGAATGGTTATGACTACTAGATACCTTGAGGCAGAATATCCAAACTGGCGAAAGACTTTGGGGATTCACCCACTTGATTTCAAGAATATCAATACAGCCAAGCATTGGGACGAGATTTATAAACAGACAGGTGGGGCTTGGAAAACCCACCCACAGAAGTATGATCATGTTTCTAAGGAATTGCTAAAAGGTATCAAACCAGATGCTAAGGTGTTAGAGATTGGTTGCGGTGTTGGTATGTTTGCCACAAGTCTTATGAAAGATCACCCGGAATTTGACTATCATGGGATTGATATCTCCAAAGTAGCAGTTGACACAATTCAGAAAAAAGGTTTCAAGGCAGAAGTGAAGAAAGTGCCACCGCTTGGGACTAAAGACAAGTATGATGTAATTTTAGCACTTGAGCTTTTGGAACACCTTGACGATGGGCCAAGACTTGAGCTTATTAAGGAAATTTCAGGATCTTTAAAGCCAGATGGAATAGCGATTTTTACTGTGCCTGACGATATTATGCCACCGGAAAAGATAATTGAACATCGTGTGGTTTATAACATGAAGTCTTTTACAAAGTTTTTGAGCAAGGCATTCGGAAGTGTAGAGGTAGAATCTTTTCTGACTAGCGTTTTTAGTCGCAATGAAATAGGCAAGGCAAATTTCTTAGTAGCAGTTTGCAAGGAGGGCAAGAAGTGAAGAAGTTTGTTTTGTCATCATCAGGTTTTGATTCTATAAAAGATGCAGAGAGTAAAGTTAATATGTGGTGGGAAAATGGGAAACTTTCAAAGAAGGAAGTAAAGCTTTACAAGGTTGAGAGAGTATATGATTTAAAATTAAAATTCGTTGAAAGGAGGAGAAAATAATGACATTTCCATTTAGGGATAATCCAAAGATAGCAACAAATTGGTTCAACGAAAAGACAAAAAAGTTTATAGAGAATAAGCGAAAGAAGGCTTATTATGATATTGGCATTTCAGATGGGTATTTAAAGATTAAGTTCCGGGAGGAAAAAAAGCGTTTGGGAGGATCTAGAGAGCGTGGTAGGTATTGGCTAGGGTTTCTAGAATTTGAGCTAAACGGACAGTTTGCCAAAGATTTAAAGATGTTTTTAAGAGAGCATATGGAGGAAGAAGATGCGTTTAAAGCTAAATAAATGGGTAAGAAATGTGGTCAGACTACCCTATCAGGGAGCGGTGGGGGAGTGGTATTTCGTGCGTAAAACCTATAATATAGAGATAAACGGAGTGGGGGAGGGGAGAGGTGATTAATAAACGCAAGGAATACAGGGAAATTGAAGCATTACACCTCTGGGATAAAAACCCTCGTGGAATTACAAAAATTGGATTTAAACGTCTGAAGAAGCAAATTTTAAAGTTAGGGCAATATAAGCCACTACTGATAACTCCTGATGGAATAGTTATCGGTGGAAATATGAGGCTTCTAACTTATCAAGATCTTAAAATTTCTCCATTGTGGGTTAGTATTATCACTTTCAAAAAATTAGGTGATACCTATGTTGCTTCTATTGATGGTGAGATACAGAATGGTGTTTATAAGACTATTGAGCAAGGAATGTTAGAGTATGCACTTTCTGATAATGATAGAGCTGGCTACTATGAAGATGAGAAGTTAGCAGAATTAGTAATTGATTTCCCAGAGTTAGAATTGAAAGATTACAATGTTGATCTTGGGAAAACATTGGATTTGGGTGAATTACTAGACCAATTTGGGCCAGAGGTAGAAGAAGATAAAGTGCCAGAGATTGAAGAAGGAGATCCAGAGAGCAAGCTAGGTGAAGTTTATCAGCTGGGGAGGCATAGACTTATGTGTGGAGATGCTACAAAGATAGAGGATGTGGAGAAGTTAATGGATGGTAACAAGGCTGATGTGGTGTTTACCGATCCGCCTTATGGTATGGACTTGGATACTGATTATTCACAACTTAATAGTAATTTGGAGTTTGTCAAAGATAAGCACTTAAAGAAAAAGACTGGTAATAAATATGACAAAGTTATAGGTGATGATACTGATTACGATCCACAGCATTTATTTGATATGTTTCCAAATGTTAAGGAAATGTTTTTGTGGGGTGGCGATTATTATTATAAGCGATTACCAGATGGAGGAAGTTGGTTTGTATGGGATAAGAGAGGATCAGAACAATTTGATAAGATGTATGGATCATCATTTGAGTTATTGTGGAGTAAAAATAAGCACAAGAGAGATATTATAAGAAAAACTTGGGCTGGTGTATTTGGAACAGAGAGTGAGGATGTAAGAGGTAGGATTCATCCAACTCAAAAACCAATAGCGGTAAGTACTTGGGTATTAGATAGATATAGCAAAAATGACTGGAATATTGTAGACCTATTCGGTGGCTCAGGTTCTACCTTAATAGCCTGTGAACAAACTAATAGAACTTGTTATATGATGGAACTAGACCCTAAGTATTGCGATGTTATAAGAAAGAGATATGATAATTTTGACAAAAGAAAAAGGACAACATAGAGTGAGGATATGATGAGGTTTTTATAATGGCAGGAAAAGGCAACAAACTGCATCATTTAAGGGTCGCTCCTTTACTTTTGTGTTATAATGGAATCATTCAATTTATAAACGAAAGTTCGCGACAATTCCCCTCTTCGGAGGGGTTTTGTGTTATAATAAAACCATACATGCCCCTACCATGCTTTAAATAGCCCGTAGGGGCTTTGTGTTATAATAATTTAATCAGGAAATAATAATGTCTAAACCTAAAAAGATAAACTGGGAAGAAGCCAAAGCATCATATGTTGCTAACAGGAGCATGTCGCTTAAACAAGTGGCAGAGAACTACAATATCAGCTATAGCTATTTGCAGAACATATCCCAGAGAGAAGGTTGGGTAAAGGAAAAAGAGGAACGTTGGAAGAGGTCAGAGAAAGAAGCTCTTGAAGAAGTTGAAGGATCAATCAAGGATTTAATCATCAGGCATGCCAAGGTTGCTCGTTTCTTGCAGGCAGGTGGAGTTAAAAGGCTCCAGAAAAGACTCAAGGAGCTAGACTTGCTTGATAGTGATCCAAGTCTTGCCAATAAGGTCAGAGAAATGGACGATAGGACTTTAATAGCTTTGGTATCCGAAGGGTTGAAGGCCGAGAGAGAATTATACCCAAAGCAAATGGAGATCAAAGGTGATGTTGGATTGAAAACAAGCGGATTATCAAAAGCTCTAGATAAGGCAATTTATGACTCATTTAGAAAAACAATCGGACGGAAAAGGCCATCAATACACAGAAGCAATAAGAAGAAGAAGCTCAATAAATAAAAAACATCTTTTGGCTTGGGTTGATGACAATGTAAAAACTCCCAAAGGAGAGAAGTTTGATTGGATTGATCACCAGTACCTTGTTGACCTTTACGAAGATCCTTCCCGAGATATAGTAATAGAAAAAGGTGCTCAAATCTGTGTTACTACTTATGGAATGAACCGAGCCTTGTGGTTTGCTGACACCCACAATGTATCAGTTATTTACACTTTCCCTACCGCATCAGACGTTGCTGACTTCTCAAAAGCAAGAATAACTCCCATGATTCAATCATCTAAACACTTGAGTAGGGTAACGCAGGGTGGCATTGAGCTGAAACAAATAGGAGAATCCTTTGTTTATTTCAGAGGAGCATGGAGCGAAAGGCAAGCTATCTCGGTTGATTCAGACTTTAATATCCATGACGAGGTTGACTTCTCAAAGCCAGACATTATTGAAATTTATCAGGAACGATTATCACATTCTAAGTACAAATTCTTTCTTGCATTCTCCACACCAAGTATCCCAGAGTTTGGCATTGATTATCTTTTTAATAGGTCCGATAAAAAAGAGTGGTTTGTGGAATGCCCTAAGTGTGGCAAGGCCCAGATACTTAAATACCCGGATTCAATCAAAGGAGATACAAAAGAAGCTCGGTATGCTTGTGTTTTCTGTCGAGCCACAATAACAGATGATGCTAGAAGAAATGGCTATTGGAAGGCAACCGGCGATAAGGATTGGGGAGTTTCCGGTTATCATATCTCACAGTTAATGGCACCCTGGATTTCAGCAAAGGAAATATTACAGAAAGAAGAAAGAGCCAGGTTAAGGCCTACAGCTCAGCTTTCAGGGATTAAGGACTTCTACAATTTCTGCTTAGGAGAAGCCTATGGTGGTGAGAACCAACCACTCAATAGGGACATACTGCTCTCTTGCATTCAGAACAAACATGATTTAGAAAAGGATTGCAGGCACTCCATTATGGGAGTTGATCAAGGCGATGAATTAAGCATTACGATTTATACTAAGGAGAAGTCAGGAGATATCAGATTAGTTCACACAGAGGTTTGCGACAGTTTCGAGAGATTGCCTGACCTAATGGAAAAATACGGAGTAGTCTTTTGCTTGATTGATGCTCTGCCAAACAAACACTCAGCGAGAAGATTTGCATTACAATATCAAAGTAAGGTATGGTTAGTTTACTATAATGATAGACAAAAAGAATTTATTAAGTGGATCAAAGATCCAGAGAAAAAAGAATACAGGGTTGTAGTTAACAAAATGGAGTCTCTTGATAGAATGTCTGGCAGGTTTCAAAGGCATGAGATTATCTTGCCAAGGCTAACACAGCCGATTGATCTTTTAATCAGGCACTTGTGCAATTGGGCAAAAGACAAAGAGGAAGATAGTCATGGTGTTGTTAGGTGGGCTTATAAAAAGCTTGGTGCTGACCATTTGACAATGGCAACCAACTATGCGATGCTTGGAATAGACAGGCTGTCGACAGGCTCTTTGGCTGAACCTAAGGCAGAGGATATCCCTAAAAAGGATAGACCAATAACCTCTGACGTAATGGGAAAGCAATTTTAAGGGGTCAATATGGCAGAAAAAAAAACAAAAAAGTTTACAACAACAAAAAAATCTTCAAGACCAGAGATTGGTGCTTCTGGTGTCACTAACTTTCAAGGAGTTATTGATACAGATGAGTACGTCTCTAATTTAACTGGTTCCACACTCTATACTACTATTGATAAAATGCGTTGGTCTGATGCTTCTGTTCAGGCTGCTCTTTTAATGTGCGAACTTCCTATTCGTTCTGCTGAGTGGGATATTGAGCCAGCATCAGAAGAGGCACAGGATGTTGAGATTGCCGAATTTGTAAAAGACAATCTTTTTAATGGTTTGATTACCAAATGGGAAGATACCCTAAGGCAGATACTTTTGATGCACCCATATGGAACGATGGTTTTTGAAGTGGTTTATAAGATAACAGAGGACGGTAAAATTGGTTGGAGGAAGTGGGCCCCCAGACTACCAAAGACTATTGAAAGGTGGAATGTTGATAAGAATGGAGAACTAGAGAATATTGAGCAGAGAACTTACAAAGACAACAGTTATGTTACGATTGAAATTCCTGTTGAAAAGCTGATGGTGTTTGTTTTCCGTAAAGAGGGCGATAATTATCTTGGAACTTCAATTCTCCGACAGGCCTACAAGCATTGGTTCTTTAGAGATAAGTATTACAAGATTGATGCGGTTGCTACTGAGAGACTTGGAATTGGTATTCCGGTTATCACATTGCCAGATGGTTTTACTGATGATGATTATGACGATGCTGAAAAGATGGGCAAGAATTTAAGAGGACACGAAAAGGCCTACATTGTGAAGAAAACAGGTTGGGAAGTAGAAATGATGGACTTGAAGTCTGGCACTACAAAGGGAGTTCAGGAAATGCTCGAACATCACACTAGGGAGATTTTAAAGTCTGTTCTAGCTCAATTCATAGACCTTGGTGGTAGTGGTTCCGGTAGCTATGCTTTAGCGAAAGATCAATCACAGATTTTTATGTCTGCTCTTGATGCTTCTGCAAAGGCAATTGAAGATACAGTCAACGAGGAGATTAAGAAACTTGTAGATTATAACTGGACAGTAGAAGAATATCCAAAGCTCACTCATTCTGATCTAGGGGTTAAAGATATTAAAGAACTTGCTGAGGCAGTTCAAACCTTATCGTTTTCAGGAATGCTTACCTCCGATCAAGAAACAGAAGATTATCTCCGAAAAGTCCTAAAGCTTCCAGAAAAGCCAGAGGGTGAAAAGGTTGAGGATAGAGAAAATGTGCAACGAAATGCACAAGACAAAGATAAGCCAGATGATAAAAAAGACGAAAAAGAAAAGGACGAAGGTGAGTTTAAAGAGAAAAAGGAAAAACCACAATACCACCGAGAGCTAACAAGAGCAGAAAAGCGAGTTAAGTTTGATGAAATTAGAGACTTTATGGATAGTGCTGAAAGAGAGGTTATTTCTAAAATGCTTTCCGTTCTTAATAGGGAAAGGGCAGGATTGATAACTCTTTTTGAGGATGCCATAAGGAGGAAAGACTTCGCTGACCTGCATAGAATATCATGGAAATTAAAAGGGCAATATGCTGCTGTTTTTAGAGAGCAGACAAAAAACCTTTTTGAATATGGGAAGCTGAAAGCAAGTTACGAGATTAAGCAACCAGCCCCTATTACAACCGATGAGATAAACAACCGGATATCACAAAGAGCCTTCTATCTTGCAGACAGGCATGAAAAGCAACTACTTAAGAATGTAAAGGGGATTGCTGCTGTTGCGATGATGGATTCTTCCGTTACTGACGTGGAGGCACTAGCAGAAGTCAATGCTGGTTTTGATTCGTTCTTTAACAAGAATGTTCCAGCCACCGCCTCATTGTTAACCTCAGACGAGATAAATAGTGGTAGAAATTACACATTTGAGTCCTTCAAAAAAGAAATCTATGGGTATCAATGGTCTGCTATCCTGGATGGTGCAACCTGTAATTACTGCCAGAGCATGGATGGAAAGGTAATAGGGACAGAAGATAAGGCCTTTTCAAGCTACAAGCCCGGAGCAGTTCATTTTCATTGCCGATGTATCTGGGTGGGCATAATGAAGGAGGAGCAAGATCCGCCTCCTTTTACCGGGATTCCTGAATCGCTTAGACCACAGTCAGCAGTCCCAGCGTGGGAATTTAAAGATTTGGAGTATCCACTACCGGGATCTGGGAGTAGAAAGATGCCTTATGGAATAGGGGTCTTTAAGGAGGGGAAAAATGCCAAGTAATAACACATTGACCTACAGGGTCGGACAGCTTGAGAGGAACTACGAAAAGCTGGATAATAAGCTGGATACTTTGATGACTAATGATATTCCACATCTCCAGCAGTCAATGGGATCTTTGAAGACCAGAATGGATGTTTTAACTGCTGTGAATATAGGAGCTATTATCTTAGGCATATTGATTAGCAAGGTGTTTTAACTTGACATTAATAAATTAAGCAATTATTATGAACAAAAGGAGATACAAATGAGTTTAAAATTTCCTGCCGAATTTGACAAATGTGTTAGAGAAGGAGGCAGAGTCAGAACTATTGCCGTCGAGGGCCAAAATGAAAAATACCTACATGTTTGCTATGACAAAAATGGCAAATCTCATTCTGGTGAAACGAAAACCAAGAAAGCTTCGGATCTATTTCTCAAAAACATTGTTCCACAAATTAAACTATCAGAAAAGTCTTTCAAACAAAAAACCACAGACATTGAGGTTTTACATGCTGGTGAGTGGGAACACCCACAATATGGCATGATTAGAATTACAGAAGATGATATTGATAAGTTTGTCAATTCGTTCAACACCAATGTTCGAAAGGTTGAGTTAGCTGTTGATCAAGAACATATGCCAGAGAAGGGTGCAGCCGGTTGGTATAAGAGTTTAGTAAAAGAGGTTGAAGATGATAAAGTTACGCTTAAAGCCTCCGTTGAGTGGACGAAGCTCGGACAGCAATTAATAAAAGATGGGGTGTTTAAATACTTTAGTCCTGAGTTTGATTTTGACTATGAAGATCAAGAAACTCATGAAGAATTTGAAAATGTGTTAATCGGTGGTGCTTTAACAAACAGACCGTATTTCAAGAGCTTGGCACCAGTAGCTCTGTCCGAAAATATGTATGCTGGTTTTACTAGCAAATTCGACGAGAAGGGAGGTGAAAAAGGAATGACCGAAAAAGAACTTAAAGCAAAATTAGTAGAAGATCCTAAATTTGAACTTGCTGAAGATGCTTCTGATGAAGAGAGGAAGCTTTTTGAGGAAGTCAAAAAGGTTATAGCTAAGGAGGCTGAGGGCGAGGAAGAAGGAGATGAAGAAGACGAGGGAGCAAGCGAAGGTGAAGAAGAGGAAGAAGAGGAAGAGGAAGAGTCAGTTAAGGGTAGCGAGAAGTTTATCTCCAAAGCCGACCACTCAAAACAGATGAACGAGATGAAGTCTGAGCTTGGCGTTGTCAAGAAAAAACTTAGATTTAAAGAGGTTCAAGCTGAAGTGGAAGGATATATGTTCTCTGAAAGCAATCAAAAAGGCGTCCTTCTAGCTAAGAACAAAGAGACTGCATCCAATATTTTAATGGCTGCAACTCCAAAAGTCGCAAAACTATTCTCTGAGTTTTTGAAAGAACTCACTCCAATATCTTCGAAACTATTTGAAGAACAAGGAGGAGCCGAGGGTGATGCTGACAAAACATCAACAATCGAGCAAGAAGCTCAAAAAATGGTTGATGGAAAGAAAGCTAAAACCTATGGCGAGGCAGTAAAAATGCTTCAAAAAGAACAACCAGACCTATTTAAAGAATAAGGCTGGATAGGAAATTCACGGAGAAACAGAACCTTTATTATGAAAGGAGGTGAGTATTATGAGTCAAGCATCAAATCAAATTGTTAAAACCTTTCTCGCAGGTGAGGACCTGTCATCTTCGCAGTATTATGCTGTGATGATAGAGCTAGGAACACCAAATGAAGTGATTGTCGCTGGAACACCTGCTGCTGAGGGCACACATGTTGTTGGAATCCTCCAAAACAAACCCGATGATGGTGAGGCTGCAACAGTAGTAATAGGCGGAACTTCTAAATTGAGTATGGCTGCTGCCTGTGACGCTGGAGAAAAAATTATGTCCAGTTCAGGTCAAGGCACACCAGCAGATGCAGACCAGAAGTCTGTTATCGGTATCGCATTAGAAGATTGCACCGATGCTGATACTATCGTTGAAGTTTTGGTTACTCCAGGAGGAGTCGCTCAAGCTGACGAAAGCAATTAGTTAGCAACAACCGAGTTATCAGGGTTGTAAAATTTGATAGCATATTATAAATCTAGTTAATGTTTTGAAAGGAGGTGAAAATTTATGGCAAATCCATTAATTTCTGATGTTCACGTAGATGCCGTTTTATCCGGTGTCTCACTTAGATATGCAAACGACGAGTTAATTGCCGATCAGGTAATGCCCGTTGTTGCTGTTAAAAAGGAATCCGATCTTTATTACACATACAACCGTGATTGGAGGCTTCCTCAGTCCAAAAGGGCTTTAGGAGCTGAAGCGAACGAGGTGGAGTGGAATGTTTCTACCGCTACTTATGCATGCGAAGAATATGCGTTGAAAGACCTTATTCCAGACAGACTTAGAGACAATCAAGACACACCATTGAATGTGGATATTGATACAACGGAATCTTTGACAGAAACGATTCAATTGGGGAGAGAAAAAAGAGTTGCAGATATAGCTTTTGCTGCTGGAACTTATGGCACTCAAACCTCTGCTCTAGCTGGAGCGAACCAATGGGATGACTACGCAGGTAGCGATCCTATAGGTGATGTGCGTTCAGCAAAGGCAACAGTTCACGCTGCTTCTGGCAAAATGCCTAATACCATGATCGTTGGTATTCAGGTTCACTTGAAGCTTTTAGATCATCCAGACATTCTTGAAAGAATTAAGTACACACAGAGAGGAGTAATCACTAATGATATTTTAGCTGCCCTTTTCGAGGTAGATAATTATATTGTTGGTAAAGCACTCTATGACAGCTCTTTAGAAGGAGTTGCAGAATCTCTTGGTTACATCTGGGGCAAAAACGTATCTCTGCTTTATGCAGAGAAATCTCCGGGAATAAAAAAGGTGTCTTTCGGATACCAATTCCAGAGTAGAGGTTTTAGGGTCAAGAAGTGGAGAGAGGAAAAGAGAGACGGAGACTTTGTCGAGGCAGGAGAGCTTCGTGACGAAGTAGTCGTAGCTGCTGCTTGTGGTTATCTTTACACCACAGTAATAAGCTAGGACGGTTATTATTAACCTTTTGATAATGGGTTAGGGGCGGTGAGGAATTACAATACCCGATTAAATATCCTAATCCAAAAAAGGTGTTGAATCTTTGAAAGGAGGTGAAAAGCAACAATGATTATCAAAAACAAATATGCAGTTTATGTGGGACATAAGTTCCAAGGGAAACATTATACAGTAGTTCAGAAATGGACTGCTCCTGATGCTCCATCAGCAACCGCTGTTTTGGCTGCAACTCTATTAACGACTGCAGTTCAAAGCGTAGTTACGGGAATTACTAATCCTGATTTTCCTAGGCTGTTAAGTGTAACTGGTGGCGACGGTAATGTTACAGGCAATGTAACTATTACTGGAACCAACATTCGTGGTGAAGCAATTAGCGATGTAATCGCTTTAAATGGAACTGATACGGTGGTAGGTGTAAAAGCCTTCAAAACCGTGGCAGCCGTTTCACTACCAGTTTATGCAGTAGCGGGTACTGAAACTGTATCAGTTGGTATTCTTGATAAACTAGGATTACAGAGTATTCCTCTGTCAACCTCAGTTTTATCTGAAACAACCACTACATCTGCCGATACAGGCGGTGCAGTTTTAACCAGAGATGCAGACGAAGTTGAAAAATGTGTCTATGATCCAACGACTGAATGTGATGCAACCGCTAATAAAGTGATTGTTTACATCAGTGATGAAATGCCTGCAAGAGTAGGTGGATACACGAGCTAAAGTAGGTTATACTAAAGTTGTGTCAAGCTGTCGCCTCTGACTAGCGGACACGTTAAACACAAAAAATAAAGGAGGTGAATGTATATGTCTAGTAATTCTAAAAGAGATGCTAGTAATCTTGAGCCTAAGGGCTTGAGAGCTAGGGAATATGGAAAATTTAGAGCTCCTCGTTATGACGAGGTAGCTACTGCTGTGGTAGTTGACGATAATGCTGCCTATCCAGCGACTAAGAACATTACCGCTTCTGGTGAAACAGAGGTCTTAGCAACTCCAGGTGCAAATCTTTGCATTCGGATTAAGGTAATGATGGTTAACAACGTTGGTGCAGATCAACGAGTTGTGTCATTTTTGGAAGGTACAAGTGGGACTGAAAAGTTTAAAAACTCAATGCCTCAGTATGGCTCAATGTGGAATCTGAACTTTATCGGAGCTTATTGGATTTTGCCACCAAACACAGCTTTGGTTGGAAAGTTGGACAATACCGGCAATGCGAACATTCAACTTGGATATGATATAGTAAAGGCAATACCAGTTTTGACGTTAACTGATGAAATGGCAATTACCGAAAGCTTAGTGACAGTTGAGGGATAATAAATGACTGACTTTTTTGAAACACCATCAGATGTTATTGGAATAGCCGAGGGTGAGGCTAAGGATATTGGCTTGGTAAAAGCCGGTTCTCAGTCTATTTCGGAGGCTGTTGCTAAGGATATTGTAATGCCTCTTGCTGACTCGGTGTCTTTTGCTGATTCAAGCTTACTTTACGATGTCACAATGGAAGTGTGGTGGGGTAATATTAAATGGAGAACCGCCTGCCATGGTGGATTATAATGAAAGGAGGTGAAATCTTAATGAGAATTAAAGTTTTACAAGGAACTGTCCGAGTTGACAGAGAATACAAAGTCGGCGAGGAACTTAATCTTCCTGAGGGTGAAGCTCAGGCTATAATTCGTAATGGTGTCGCTGAGGAAGTGATGCTAAAAGAAACGACTGAAAAGGCCAAGCCTAAGGCAAAGCCAAAGGCTGAACCAAAAGAGGTTAAAGCCGAGCCGGAACAAGAATTAGAGCCTTCAATTGAATGGACCAGAAAGGAACTAAACGATCATGCTAAAGCTCATGGCGTTGAAGAACCAGAGAAGTTTGGTTCTAAGAAAGAGCTTTTAATAGAAATAAAAGGAGGCGATGAAGGAGAAGGAGGTGAGCAGAATGATTAAATTAACAAAAAC